AGGTGATGTGGCTCAAGAGTATATGAACCCTTATCAACAGGCAGTAATTGATATTGAAAAACGTGAGGCACAAGAAGATTTTGAAAGTAGAATTTTACCTGCATTTGAAGCACAGGCAGTAGGTGCTGGAGGTATGAGCGGTCTTGGCTCACGCGCTGGAGTACAAGCTGCATTGTTGGGTGAATCACAAGCAAGACGCCTTGGAGACATTCAAGCTAAAGGATTGCGTGATGCGTACACTAAAGCACAGCAAGATTTTACTGCACAAAAAATTAGAGAGCGTCAGCAAGCACAAGATTTAGAAAGACTTGGGCCAGCTATGTTTGCTTCTGGTATAGCAGAGCAAGGAGCCTTACAGCAAATAGGCGAACAACGTAGAGACTTAGCACAAGAATCTTTGGATGAAGCATACTTTAGATTTCTCGAAGAGCGAAGCGAACCACAGGCTGCTCTTGCACAGTATTCAGGAACTGTTTTTGCAAATCCGCTTACTGGTATGCCTACAACAAGTCAAACTGGCACCCAAAGAGCAGCGGCACCTAGCACAGGTTCTCAGTTACTTGGTCTTGGTTTGCAAGCAGCTAACATTTATGGTATGGGTGGTGGCTTTAATCCAGGTGGCTTTAGTATGGGTAATTTATTTAAGACCTCTGCTGAAGGCGGTAAAGTTGAAGAAGGTTTGTCTGGTGTAGTATATAGGCAAGCGGCTGGTGCTGTAGGTGTTCCTGATATGGGACTTGGCCCTGTGCCTGAAGAAGAAGCTGAAAAAATTACAGAACAGTTAGATGCTGCATTGGCTCGTGAAAATGCTGCACAAGTTCGTGAAGATACTCAATCTGATCCTGCTGTCAATATGCTAACAGGATTAAATTCATTTCAAAGTCCTTTATTTACTCGTGATATGAGAAATGTAGCTGCGGCTATAGGTGGTACTGGAGTAATGTCGCCAGAAAAACTACAACAAATAAGAGATACAGGGCTGCAAACAATTAGAAATCAAATGAGAACAGGTCAGAGAGAAAGACAAGATATGCTTGCCTCTCAAAGACTTTTTCAAGATACTTCAGCAGCGGCTGAGTTTGCTGATATGGAAGATTTAGTTCGCGGTCCTAAAGGATACTCAGGAAGTCTTGGGCAATCTTTAATTACCAATGCTATACGTCAACTGGCTAACCCTAACATAAGTATTGCAAGTGCTTTAGCAGACCCTACAGGAGTAGAAAAATATAAAGCTTCTCAAGATAAAATTAATAGTGCAGTTGTTGACTTACGTAAAACTAGAAATGCTAGAAACAGAGCTATGAGAGCAGGTCGATCTAAAGAAGACCTAGCTGCATTTGATAAAAGTATTGCTGATAAACTAGCAATTATTAAACAAGAAGCTGTTACTGCTGAAGATGTAGGAAAACAAGAAGCTATATATCAAGAGGCAATTCTTAACAGAGCAGATAAAATTAGTGTAATTGTTAAACGATTTGCTGATGCAACTGCTGCTGATCTTGCTGCTCGTAAAGATAAAAGTTTAAAACCTCAAGATTTAAATAAATATTTAGATGATATTAGAGATAAAGTTTTACTGGCTAGTGAGTATAGATGGGATGCGGCTTCAGAAACTTATAAAAGCGGCAACGAAGCACTTACAGGTGAAAGATTAGCTAGTGTAATAGATGCTGTTGATACAGCACAAAGACAATGGTTTGATATGCTTCAAGACACAGACAATGTAGAAGATGCTCTTAAAGCTTTTGTTGGTCTTGATGTTCAGTCGGCTCTTGATAGTAGTCGTGCATATCATTTGTCTAAAACTAGCAAAGATTTTCAAATACTAGGAGCTGTGCCTAGAAATGATTGGAATGATATAGTTGTAGACCTTAGAAAAGAACCAAATGCAAAAGAGCGCCGAGCGAGGATTGGTGGTATTCTTAAAAAATATGATCCAAATTATGCAACTAATACACAACAAAAAATTAAAGATGCAGAAAAATGGTTTAATAATATTTTTCAATTTGGTGAAACAAAGTAATAAGATTAAAATTTAAAATGACTACTATAGAAAAACTTAGTCCTGAAGAAATGTCAGAAATATTTGGAACACCTGTTCCTGATACTGCTGCTCCTTCTCCTGTAGTTCCTGTGCAAGAAACTCAAGAAGAAAAAAAAGAAACTCCTATTAGTAGTAGTACTATAGAAAAACTTAGTCCTGAAGAAATGTCAAAAATATTTGGAACTCCTGCTACTGCTGTTGCACCTACTGATGATCCAAATATTTTTGGAACTGGTGCATTAAACTTGGTTGGAAATAGAGCTAGTTTAGTTGAACAGAAAAAAGTACCTACCTCTGAGCGTAGGCTTGCTGTGCCAATTGTTCCAGAAGAAGAAGAAGAAGAGGAGCTTCCACCTTTACCCGATGTTGATCCAGCGGTAGACGATCCTGCACTTGTAGAAGAAACAGAATTTCCTGCTGCATTTGGTACGGGTAGTTTGTTGGTGCAATCTGGTACAAGTAGACAAAATGTGCAGCAAATGCGGGACATCCCAACTTCTGAAGAAGCAGAAGACATTCCTTTTGATGTAAGATTTACTACCAATCAACTACAAGATCAAAGTATCACTACTACTAATGGTCCTTCAGAAAATTATAATGTAGAGGATAAGGACGGTAATCTTGTAGGTTATAGTGCTGGTAAAGAATGGTTATTTCTTGCTGATAATTTATGGAAAATTTCAAACAACGGAGAAAGTTTTCCAGATAACTATACAGATAAAATGAAAGCTGATTGGCTAATGAAACGTGCCTCACAGGTAGGCAATAGTTTTTTTGAGCTAGGAGATACTATTTTAAAAAATAAAGATACTGATTTATATAGAAATATGTTAGGTATTGATCTTGATAAAAGTAATGTAAGTGTAGAAGATCAGTTATATTTGTGGGGAAAAACTCTTCAAATGTATGACAACACTCGTGGCAGTGGACGTACTGCTCGGTATGCCTTACAGGCTATAGCTCTTGATCCTGTTAGTTGGGTAGGTTTAATAGTTAGTGGAGGATTTAGACTTTTATCAAGAGTTGTTGGATCAAAAACTGTAGGTAATATACCATTAAATTATATTAAAAACCAACTAACTAAAAACTTAACTAAAAAAGGATTTACAAAAGACCAGATTGATGAAGCTCTTGAGTTTGGATCAAGTCCTTCAATCTCTAAAAAGGTTTTAGAAAGTTCTGTTAATCAGGTATCTAGATTAGGACCAGTAAAAGGGGCAGCGGTTGCAGGAACCTATACTGGCGGCTTTGATCTTTTAGACCAAACACTTAGAGTACAAACAAATCTTCAAGATGAAATTAATTTAGGACAAGTTGCTAAATCAACAGCAATTGGTTTAGTGGCTACTCCGCTTGCTGCTATAGCTCCTTTACCTACGGTTAGGGCTGCTACAAAAAAACTAGCTAGACAACAAGATGAAGCTGCTAGGTTTGTTGGTCCTAAACTTCCTAGTGAAAAAGTAATTATAGAACCTGATCCAAAAGATGTAGCGGCTAAAGGTGCAAAAAATTTACCTCAAAGAAATATTATTATTGAAGGGCTAGGTAATGTTAATAGCTGGCTTGGAAGAGGACTGCGTGAAACAGCAGGTCTTCCTGATCGTATGGCAGCAGCAGCTAGAAAACTTAATAGACCTAAAATTTATTCTCAAATGCGACTGCTTAATAAAGAACTAGACAAAGCAGTTAAAAATAAAAATGTTAATGAGAACGATATAACTGAGTATATGGAAACAGGTGAGCTACCTAAAACTCCTACAGGCACTGAACTAGATACTGAGATTACTGATGTTATTGATAGATATAGAAAAACTATTTATGATAATCAAGAAGAACTTAGTAATCTTGCTGGACTAAACGGAGACGCTAGATTAGGTAGTCAATATACTTATAATCCAAAAACAGGCAAGGGAACAATTTATTATACAAGAAGTTATCAGGCAGCTTACGATCCTAGATTTGTAGAGATAATAGATAGAGCATTGAAGGGTAAATCTGTTGTTGCAATAACTGGCCCTGAAAAACGTCGAAAGTCAAAAGTTCTTAATGCAATTGATGCTGGCCGATCTTTTTATAAGCAACAACTTTTAGAAGGTCTTGAGGGTAAAAATAAAGGATTACGTCTTTCAGATGAAAATGCTTTAGATGAAGCACAAATTCAAGCTCTTCAAAAAGACCCCGACAGTTTATTTTTAAATGCTAATCAGCAAGCAGAAATTGATGGTCAACTTAAAGCTTTTGTCAATCATGTGTCTCATGCTGAAGACGGTCTTGGAATAGAAAGCTGGCTTAATGCTACAACACACACAGATAATATATCAAAAGTTTTAAGAAAGCGCAATGAACAACTTGATCCTAAACTTAGAAAATTATTAGGTGAAACTACCGATCCATTTGAAAAGTTAAGAGAAACTTTAAAAAATCAAAACGACACTATAGCTCGTGCTAGATATATTCGTGATTTAGATTCTTATTTAAAAGAAGTTGCTGCTCGTGATCCTGATTCTAGGTATATTGAAGTATCAGGAATTTTACCATTTAATCTTGGTCCTAAAAAAAGAATAGCTGTAACTTCGAGGCCATCACTAGAAGGAACTAAAGCATTAGAAGACTATGCTCAACGACTGCTAGGTTCTGGCAGGGCTGGTAAATCTGATTTAATGAAAGATTTATATACAAGTTCAAATATGTTTAAATTAATTGATAATAATATCAATTTGCTTAATCGTAGTAGTACAAGTAAACTAATGAGAGTCTTACAAGGCATAGCTAGTTTTGGTCAGGCAAGTCAAACTTTGTTTGATGTTCCTTCAGCTTATATGTTAAATACAATAGGTATGCTACAGGGTCTAGGTATTAACGGTGTATTTTTACAACCTGTTAAAACATTTAGAAATACTGGTAAGACTGCCCTAATGTTTTATAGATCAGTAAAAAATAATAATCGTGAAGCTTTAGAGCTTTTTGATTTTCTTAGAGAAAGTGGAGTTGTTGAAGCTGGTATTGTAGCAGAACCTATCATTAGAAATGTTGCATTTATGGATAGCCCTGCTCAACTACTAACTCCTAAAGGTATTTTAAAAGGAGGGATGGCAGCTTATAGAAAAGGTATTGTAGGTTTAGGTAAGGCGTATGGTGCAACAGATGCTTTTGGTAAAACTATTTTATTTTTTAATGAGTTGGATGGACTTAAAAAAGCTTTTCCTGATTTACCAGAAGACGAGCTTCGTAAACTAGCTGCTAAAAGAACAACCGATAACTTCTGGACGTACAGCAGGGCTGCTCCTATAGCTAGAGAAATTGCTCGTGTTCCTGTAATAGGTAACTATGTATTGTTTCCCAGTGAAGGAATACGTGTGCATAAAAATCTTATTAAGACTGCTGCAACAGATGTTGTGCAGGGTCTTTCAAGAGCGCAGAGAGGCGAGGCTGGCGGTATTGCACAAACACAAATGGGTCTGCGGCGCGTTGCAGGATTAACTGCTATGGGTTATGGAATGAGTTCGTTTGTAGAATCCAACAATAAAGAACGTGGAGTTACTAGTAAAATAGAAGAAGTTATTAATGTTCTAATGCCAAGTTATTATAGAGATAAACTAAGATTTTATCTTGATCCCTTGCCACCACAAATTACAGAAGAAGGAACAAACTTTAATCGTTTTGTAAGAGCGGCTGCAAATTTTGTAAACAGCGATGAGCAACAAAACTCTCCCGCTATTAAAGAAAATGACGATGGCGACATTGTTATGCGTCTTGTTGTTAGTCCACAGTTTGATGCTTTTTCTGTTACAAATGAACCAGCAAGAATAGCAATGCAGTTGCTTGGAGATATAATTTCTGGTAAAGATATTAATCCAGATAATTATACAGATAGAACAGAACAGGCAATGAAAGATTTGCTAGGTACATATTTATCTCCCAAGTTTGTAGCAGATGCAGTGTTAGATATTCTTAGCGGAAGTCAAAAAATCTTTGATCCTCTGTATGAAAAAACAGACAAAGAAAATATAGATAATATTTTTGAAGCTATTCTTAAAAGCAATATAGTTCCAGGTGCAAGGGATACAATAACAAGAGCAAGAGAAGCTTTAGCTGCAACTGATCCTGTAAGGCTACAACAACTTAAAGATGAGCGTGCAGTTGCAAATTTTGGGATGCCTGTATCTATGGACGATTTTTTTACTTGGATAACTACAGGTATGCGTGTTCAAAATATGTCTATAAATAAACAAATATCATTTAAAACATATCAAGATTTAAATCGTATTGGTATGACCGCTAAAAACTTTAGAAATTATTTAAGGCGTTTGCCAGCAGAAAGGTACACACCAGAAACAGAAACTGAAATCCTTGAAGAGTATGGAAAAATGCAAGTTCGTAGATTTGAACTACTGCAAGAGCTTGGTACAAATGTAGCTAAGTATAAATCTTTATCTTATGAAGATAAAAGAGGAGAGGACCAAGAATATGGTGATAGAATCTGGAAAGATTTAGATTCTCTTCTTAGAAGTAGCAAAGGAGAAGATTTAAAATTAGTAGGATTAACTGGTAGCAATGTATTAAAACCTAAAGACTACGTAGATACTTATGAAGACTTTCTTAAAGAAGGACTATTTATGCCTGATAGTTTATCCTCTGGTACAGTAGAAGGAACTATGTTTATGGACGCTACTCAAACAATTCCTAATGAGTTTAGAGGTCCATTAATGAGTAAATTAAATAGACTTGACTCTGAACTTAGAGGGTTAGAAATTCAAGGAACTGACCCTCAAGAAATAGAAGAAATTATAACTAACTTTATTCAAGAAAATCAGGAGTAATTAAAATGCCTAACGATCCCACTATGATTTGGAACGCAATACTAAGTATAGCATGTGGCTCATTTGTATGGTGGGTGCGTGGCATCAGCCAACAGGTACAAGATACCAAGCGACGTATCGCTGACACACGAGAAGAAGCAGCTAAGACCTACGCTACTAAGAAAGAAGTAGATCAAGACCTAAATAAAATTATGAGTAGGTTTGATAGGCTTGAGGCCAAGCTGGATTCTTTTTTACTAAAGGTTAAATAATGCTAGACAATCCGTTTTTTAGTGCTAAAGAACTAGCCTGTAAAGGCACCGACCTATCCGACATGAGTGATGTCTTTATGGAAAAGCTTATAGCAGTCCGTAAGAAGTTTAACACCCCAATGATTATTACCTCTGGGTACAGACACCCTGCCCACAACTCAGCTATCAATGGCGCACCTAACTCACCTCATGTGTATGGTCGTGCTGTAGATGTAGCCATATACGGTAAGGATGCTTTCCGACTGATACGTATTGCTATGGAGTTGGGTATGACAGGGATAGGAGTATCCCAAAGAGGGGCGATTGAAAAGAGATTTATCCATTTAGACGACATGCCTAACGGGGAACACCCAAGGCCGTGGGTCTGGAGTTACAAATAAAGTTAAATCTACGCTATGGGGGTAGAGAGCGCCGTACAGAGCATGTAGCTTATTTCGGTAGGGTTACCTACCCAACAGCCTCCAACGGCTCTCCTGACGCATCCTCGGCAGCGTTTTCTTCCGTTTCAAAGAACAAATCTGCATAATCTGTCTTAGACAGTAGGTCAATGACTTTTTCTTGGCCTAATGTATTAAGGCATCCTACAATCGCAGTCTCTAGTGACTCCTGATCTTTCGGTACACCAGTATCCGCATTAGCTCCCCTAACACGCCCCAATAATTCAAGTGCTTTAATGGCACTGTTAGTATGTCCATTGGTAGCGGCATAGCTATATTGTTTTTCAATCTCTTCAATAACATTTACATTAGTTTCTAGTTCGTTCTCTAATGTGTGAACTCGTTCTACTACTTCGTCTATCTGTAGTAATCTATAGCCTTGGTTATATGCTGACTTATCTGAGTACCCTGCTGCCTTTGCAGCTTCGGTAGCATTGCGGTGCAGCACATATGCCTGTGCAAACTTTTCTTGTTTTTCATTTAGTGGCATTGTTACTTCTTCATGTTGTTACGAGCAACGCCCTTCCACTTCTCTGCTGTACGCATACCGCCAAGGCCAAGCAGCGAGAGCAAGAGTGTCATCAAGGCTTGTGTGTCTAGTGTGGGAAGAGTAACTACTGGATACCAGATAGCCAATCCCCAACTTGCAATGGGTGCAAAGATAAACTGCCATGCCAGTGCAAAGCAACATACCCACATAATAGCTGGCCTAGCTCCGCTTACGAACACAGAGGGGTGTTTGGCTTGTTCAATGTTAGCCTGTGCTTGCGCCATATCTAACGCAATAATCTGACTTTTAAGTTCGGACTCTAGCTTAACACGTAGGTCTTTGTCTTCAACAAACTTATCAAGAACCTTGCCAGCTACTCCGACAACTGAATCTACAATTCCAATCATGCTATTGTTCCATCCTTCTTTTTAAGACTTGTTACTTGAGGGTACATTTCAACTCTGTATCCTTCAACAATAAGATTATCTTCTTCGTCAGGTGTGTCAAAGAAAAGATATATTTTTATATCAGGATACTTACGTGACATGTCAGCAAAAAAGTTTAGCCATGCCTTTGGTTTAAAGACAGAGATGTGAACATTCGTACCATCTGCAAACTTCTTTAGTGCGGGTACACAGGCAATGTTAAAAAACGCCATCTTACCCGCATAAGAAAGAACCTCTTCTAACACCCAGAACAAGTCGGTCTCTGGTACATGCTCCATAACATCAGTGCATATCACAGCATCAAAGGTTCCTTTCTGCCACTCGTCAGGAAGAACCGAATAAGGCTTGTAACCTGGATCGTAAAGGTGAAAAGAGTCTAGATTCCAAAGCTCTCCTAGCGGCCTGTCAATTTCATTTGTTAGCTTTGTGTATTTATCTGTGTATAGTATACCCTTTCCCGCACCATAGTCTAGCAGATTGATGCAGTCATTTTTTTCTAGGTAACTTCCAATAATATCTACATACTTGAGAAGACTTTTACCATTAAACATTCCTTCAGCAGACTCGTGCATAGTTTTATACTCAGACAAAAGTTCTTGATATCTTTCTGATGCGTTATGTCTATTATACTCAGTAGTATACTCTATTTCTCGGTCAGGAACATGGCCCCACTGAGAAATCTTTGTGTCTACCCAATCATCATCAGTCATTAGATCAGTCATTATAGTAATCCTTAAATTTAGGACGGTCATCCCGTTTCTGATTTATTTTCCAGAGATCGCCTACCATTGTGTTCTCTCCATGAAACTCTAGCACACCATCCATACCTTGATCTGAGAAAACTTTCTCACAGTCTTGTGCCATAGCTAGTAGTTCGCCTGTAGTCCAGTATGTTTTTTCTTCGACATTAACCTCAATGTACTTAGGCTTGGGTACTTCGCCACCTTCTACATCACCTGTTGTCTCGGTTTGTTCTTCGGCTGTTGGCTTATCTCTGCAACAGTCAAAGCCCCAAAGGTGTATATTTCTAAAGCCCATTGTATGAAACACTCCAATGGCACGCATGGCTGCACAAGTACCACCAGTAATCAGTGTAGCGCCTTGTGGTATACCAAGGTTATCCTCTACCTTAACTTGCTGGTTGATAATCTCTTTACCCTGCTCATGTTGCTGCCTGAGTGAGTCAGTATAGGCGTGCCATCCATATATAGAAGCTTTCTTTTCTAGAAGAAACTCAGTGACAGATGGATCAGTCATAGAAGCTACAAAAAACTTTGTGCTAGTATCAAGATTTTCAAACAAGGTCTGTCGAATAATGTTGTGTGTACTCTTACCTGTAATAGGTCTAGGGTCCAGCACTACACAACCCCACGGCTTAATGCCATTAGCCAGCAGATGCGGGTAGGCATGTTTAACTGTTAGAACCTTGGCCTCTGGATTTTTTTTCAAGAACTTTTTAAGAGCAACATAGTCTATGTAGGGACCAGCCGAGACAATCACTCCCATTTCTTTATGGGCAGGGTGCTTACTGACCCATTGATTGTCTCCAATAAGCTTCATGTTAGTCTGGATATTATTAGTAATGTATTCTCGTGGCACAGAGTCCCGTGGATTTACAATGATAGGCACACGTTTAAGCGTGTCTGGTACATCTCCTAGATTTTCGTTATTAAGAATAACAGCTAAATGTGTATGCCCACCGTCAGCTACTCTGTCGCCAGAAGGAAGCACATACTTTCTAACTACACTCCGATCATCGAATGTGGTCCAACCGCCTTCAATCTTAGGAGTTTCCTCCATTTTCTTAGTAGCCACGCCATCAAAAATCTTCTTAACGCCCTGCGCTTTTTCATCTGGTATTTTGTCATCGTCGTCCTTTGTAAAGTAATGATCCATAACAACTACTGGAACATCTTTTAGATACTGATACTCAATCTCTACTGTTTCTTTGCTGTTGCCGCTGCCAATCAGAGCAAGGTCAATTTTTTCTCTATCAGTTGACGCAGTTTCAAAGTACATAGATAGGGTATCTCGTACATTTCCTTTAACTAAATCAAACGAAAAGTCTTTGCCTTCGTTTTTCTGCATATGCTCTCTAAATTCATTGAGCCTATTCTCAACTGCCGACATTTTATTATGTGGCTTGGCATTGAACTCTACCTCATCTGTTTCAGACGTAGCATCTTCAAACAAATCAAAGCCAACATAATGCACACTGTCTGTATTTTCAAACGCTGCAAGTGCCATCTCAATAGCACGACCACCATTCCAAGTACCTGTTTCAAGAATAGTAGAAGGCTTATAAAACCTAATTAAATCGGCAAGTTGGCGATACCTGTTGGGGAGAATGTCTGGAGATGTCTCGGTATCAGATAGCTGAAGTATTCTATTACCATCCTTATCTCTAAGAGAAGCACTTTTTTTATCTCTAAGACAAGCAAACAAAGCATTGATGTAAGACTTTTCATTAGAGAGTTCTTCGGATCGCATACCATGTGCAACATAAATAGTACGTAGTCTATTAAGAACAAATGTATCGTGCCACTCTCTGTAGTTTAGGAACTCACCTGAGATAAACGCGCCTCTAAAATCTCCTAACAAGTCTACTGATGTCTGCCTAGATAAATTAAAGGCCATTAGATATTCTGTATTTTTAAGACAAAGCATATCAACCTTGTCTCTTTCGTCTGGGAACAGCTTGTCTAGTTCCTTGGCAGTAATTTTTTTCTTAGCTATAACATCAGGATCAATCCAAACCATCCATGCGTCTGCATTATTAAACGCACACTCAGTCAGGGCAAGAACGCGAGGCAAGAACTTATGTGGGTTTAGGATATCCTGATAAGGAATCTGTCCACCTTCAGTGCCATCATGTTCTTTATACTCTTCTAAAAATTTTGAATAATCTTCTAAAGTTTCTAGGTTATGATAGAAAATGTTTGGTGCTTGTGGCAGGGAGTACTTACTAATATCTATCTGATAGTAATAGCAATGAAACTCAAAGCTTGGTTCCCAAATTTCTTTAAACTGATTTAGTACTGTATTGCCTGTTTGATTTAGAATTTCTTCATTAAAACAAGTTACAATTTTATATTTCATTAGTAAGTCCATGTAAGAGTAAGTAAGAGTAATCCATATTCCACTCGGCAGCGTACTGACCATCTATGGCTCGACGGCATTGCCAATCTTTAAACCAAGGACCACCAGTAGTGAAGTGTACGTTACGTGCCTCAAGGTCTTCAGAAGAGTGGTTGTCTAGCCAGTTCCAATCCTCAGTAATCTTACCAATGTCGGATGCCTTGTCCGATAGCCAGCCAAACTTATGTAGCCATGAGCCTGAGTTAGAATTAATTTCGTCTACTGTTAGCTTCTGATGTGCAGGATGTCCGCAGTTCCATAGCACAAAGCTTGACCAGTTTTTTCTAAAGTAATTTTCTTGTAGCTTACCATCCATCTTGTGTGTATCTTTAGGGGCATAGTCATGCTGCACACAGAAGAGAGGGTAGAAGTCTGAATACTCTTGTGTTGTATAGTCCTCGAACAGTTCGATAATATCTGTTCTCATATACATATCACTGTCCATATACAAAGCCCATCCTTCGTACATGTTAAGTGCTGGAACCAAGAACCGAGTAAAGCTAAAGTCTGTAGAGAATGGTCGCCCATCCTTGCTGTCAATAAACTGATCGTCTACAATATCAAACTGCCTATAGTATAGACCCATGCGTTCCATTGTAGGTCTCTTGATAGGTAGGATTCTGATAGGCTCTGATGCTGTTCGCTCTATAGAAAACTTACAGACATCATATGCAGTTTCTTCTCTAGGATCAAAGCCTATGTAAACAGTAAAGGGTAGTTTTTTTGTTGCCATAAAATAGTTGCAGAGAGGAAGCCAAAGCCCCCTCTCCACATCCTCTCATTATTTAATGTTAATAGTTTTAGGTTGCTTACTTTCTGGTAGCTCCTTTTTTAAACTAAGAGTTAGGATACCATTGGTGAGATCAGAATCAGAAACTTCCATGTACTCACCTAGTTTAAACTGCTTATGAAAATCTCTTTCAGCAATTCCATGATATAAAAATTTACTATTTTTGTCTCCTTTCTTAGCACCCTTAATGGAAAGTAAACCATCAGTTTCGGTGATGCTAAGTTCTTCCTTTGCAAATCCTGCAACAGCAAGACTTAATTTAAAATTACTACTATCTATTTTTGTTATGTTATGAGGGGGATAGTTACCAGCAAACTGTAACCTAATTGTTTCGAGATCATTAAACAATGACTCAAATCCAATTGTATAATTATCTAAAAGTGCTGACTGTATTTGCATAATAGTTCTCCTTATTTAGCGAGTTGTCGAAGCCCCATAATGGCAGCTTCATATATATTATATATTATTTTTTTACAATATGCAAGTCTTTTTTTATACCCCGCACACTCCACCACTACCACTGATGTCGCAGATGTCATGTGTCTGTACGTTGTCCTCAAACTCTTCACCTAGTTTTTCTACTGCTTCAGCATAGGGAACAACAGTAAGAGGCTGACCACCACGGCATCCATCGGGGAAGCAAGTAAAGCCACGTAGTCTGTGAGCATACTTAGCCAACGTCTGTGCAAAGTCCTCTACACCGTCTTCGTTGTTGCCCTCTGTACCCCATGCAGGAAGGTTAATAGTACTAGAGATAGACATGTCTACATACTCCTGCACGTTAGCCTGAAAGCTTAGACGCCGTTCATAGTCAGTAGCAAGATCAATAGCAGACTCAATCTTATCTGGCTTGGCTCCGTACAAGTCGATCATCTCCTGTGCTGCGCTGTCTACTACATACTGGTAGTGCCACTTCTTAGACTTGAGGTAGCGTCGTTTGTACGAGACTGCAAATATAGGCTCAACACCTGTGGAAGTTCCAGCCAGAATACCGATTGTTCCAGTAGGCGCGATAGCTCTAACTGCTGCTGGTCGTGAAACTGATAGTACCTTTGAAAAGTCTCTTGCAACCTTGTCGGATTCTGCCTCATAAACTTTAAGCCAGCGGTGCATTTCTGGAGTAGTTTCATATCTGTGTCCTCTCTGTATAAGCCATTCGTGAAGCCCCATGAGTCCAAGCCCCAGCCGCCTGTTCTTTTCTCTAACAAGAGTAATCTTATCATAAGGTAGTTGTGCGCGTAAGGTTCCGCACAAGAGAAACTTGGTTGCGAGTTGGACAACATCTTTGAGTTGGCCGAGGTCATCAATCCTAGCAAAGTTAAGACTGCCAAGATTACAAACATCACTATCATCTTCGGACGTAACTTCCGTACACGCATTACGCAACGTCTCTTTTTCTTTCTCGAAGAAGTTGAAGCTAAACCCTGGTTCCGCAGTTCTAAGAGCCTGACGTATATTATACCTAAAGACATCTCCTATATCTCCTGTCTCCCAATAGTTAAGTAACCAATCAGTATCATAATTAACACTGATGTTTGTCATATCAAGAGGACAGGGAAAGTCAAAGTCGTCTTGCTTGACATCAAAGTAAGTTTGTCCTGTCTTACCAACAGGCATGTCTGCCCAGTTCTTTGCATTAAGAAAGGGCATGATATCAGAGTGCTGATGATTAAGAGATGCGTAGATAGCACTACGTCTGCTACCACCCTGCATAACCCTGCGACCAATCTCGTTAATCATTTGCATCTTGGGTATAGGTCCACTGGCCGTACCGCCTGTACCTTTTAGTGACGCACCCTCGCCACGATACACAGAATAATCAATGCCAATGCCACCACCTGTCATCAGGCAGGACTCAGACTTCCATGACAAGTCAGCCCAATCCTCTCTGGTATCTTCTTCAGCACGCAGCAGATAGCAGTTATTAAAAAACTTTTTCTCTCTGCCAGCATAATATAAATATCTACCACCTGGAAGAAAGCGAAGATTAGACATATGGTCTATCAGTTCGTCCTTCTCGTCACGAGTAAGATAGCTCTGACACACATCCTCAACCAGAGTACATGCCAGTTCGTGCATAGTCTCCGCTCCTGTGTGTGAGTACTTAGTATTAAAAATGTCCTCGCTGAACTTAGACCTGAACTGTGGGTTTCGATTTGATTTAAACATAGACATACACTTCCCCTTTTACTTCTACTTGTTATAATATAATTCTAAGATTAACTCCGCATAGTGTATAGCTTTTCTGATGTCTTTCTCTCCCTCTCCTTTAGCACGGTGGCGAGTGATATACTTTACCACGTTACCCTCAAAGTAGTCAAGGCTATTGGCATGAATATATTCTACTGGCTGGATGCCACAATCTTTGTAATGATTTCCCCCAACCTGCTTGGTTAGGGTATTGGTTTCTTCTTTACTTTTTCTTTGTTTTCTAAACTGTCTTAGATAGTAATCGTCTGGCCCTTCGTTAGAGGAGTAAGCTGATTCTTCTTCTGACATTTTCTTGATCTCCTGTGTCTATAACTTTTAAAGCAAAGCTTCGTACCTTGCGTGGCTCAAGTCCTGCATAGGTACAGACAGTATCAAAGTCGTCGGCTGTAACACCAATAGAAGCAAAGAACCAAGCCCGTGCTTGATCCCTTTCCAAGGTAATACTGCTTGCCTCTTCTTCTCGTTCAACCTTGAGCAAGTCTAGCAACGCCTGTAAGATAACAGATATATATAAAACTTTGTGTGGGTTCTTATTTACTTGATCGTATAAAGATTCAATAAGCTCTTCATTCATCTTCATTAAAATCCTGTACTGGTCTATAGAACTTACCGCCTATCCAGTTGTTATAGTAGGCTGGCTCGTCCGTTCCTTCTAGTTTTGCAGTAAGGACATGTCGTATAACTTGGTGGTAACACTCATAATACTTTAAGCTTCGTTTGTTTTTAAACTGTCCTAAGATTTTAAATTTAAAAGTATCCTTACCAAATTTATCTATGTCTTCTTTAAGATGTTTGCTAGAACCAGCATAGACTTTCCAGTTAGATTCTTTTTTCTTTTTACCTTTACGATAAGTCCAGTACTGCTTGCACCCTATGTAAGCCTTCTTAGTTTTTGTGTTGGTGATGCAGTATACAAAACCAAAATACTTTTGTATGTCTAGCTTCCTATCGTAGTCCCAGTGCATTTAGTAATGGACTTCCTCTACGTCTGGCGTCTTCGCCACCTTAACCAGATGTCTTTTGCCCGACGCATATTTAAATGTACGTAAGCCTCTGCCCTCATTTGCATCACTCCAACACTCTCTATTATGGCGACAATACACACAACCAATATGAAGACGCATGTTACCAGACTTACCATCAGGAACAGCAGGATAGCACCTATCAGGGATTGCGGCTTCCTTCGCAACCATTTGCTTGAGTTTCTTAATTCTTTCTTTGGCATTTATCATCTCCATTGAGTGTACTCTAGACAAACAAATCTCTCCTGTTGATTTATCTATCACAAGAAAGCCAGCCTCATCTAGTCCATTAGCCTGTGCATACGCAGAGATTTGTGCAATGTAACCAAAAGGATCATCGTTTACTAAATCGTTACGCCTAAACTTATCAAAGCTTCTACCTGATGCACTTTTACAATCAATAAGAACACCATCAATCAGTGAATCCTGATGGCCCTTAACACCTTCAATAGTAAGTTCTTTTTGCTGATCTGTAACCTTGTGTCCAGATATAGACGCACACAACAGCAGCAGTTCCTCTAAAATATATCCATACAAAAACTTAATTCGTGTGCTAGGTTTCAAGTAATCTTCAGTTGTTTCTACTCTTGAATCATACCATAGCTGTCTGTCTGGTTTGCCAATAGCTGAGAGGCGTAGTGCTGTGCGATTTTTAGGAGACTCATACATAAATGTTTTTATATGTACCTTCAGCATCTCACCAAAGGTATCAATATGCTTGTCTACTTCTGCCTCATCCATATCAATAGGATCAAAGGTAAATAAATTATAAATATCCTCGACTAATGTATCTATTGTTTTTGTCATAAAAATTAGAGGGGTACCTAAATTAATAGATACCCCTCCTCTCCTTTCAAACTACGAAGCGAGGGGGAAGTCTACCGCTTCTTCATTCGTGTATCCATTAGGGACCACATCAAAGTCAGGACCGCTGCTTGTATACTCAACAAGTTCACGAACCTGTAGGGAGTCAAGATATCCTTTAACGCCTTCCTTACCACCAAAGGTCCATGCTTTAGGATATGCTTTAGCGCATACCTTAGAACCATTGCCAATTAGTGTATTAGCAGGGAAAGGATTACGTTGTGCATCCACTACTCGAATACTTCTGGGATCACCGTTAAAGGTTGTAGTGAATTGCTTGAGTGTAACAAAATTACCACGCTTATCATCTGGCTTTTCTGCTGATACATTCTTAACAGTCAGCCCGACATCCTGTGCAATCTTTAAATTATCAGGATCAAGATTACAAATATCAATAGTGTACTCAGGCTTCTCTGGGTTGATCGTGTTAGGCTCAAACACCTTTGCCCAGTAAGCTTCACCAGTGATAAAGATAGGGTCTACGTAATTTTCGTTAGCCATTTTATTTTCTCCTTGAGTTTCTAAATTTAGTTTCTATCTTGTCTACTACACAAGAACACACATTATAACATGCGGTATCTTATAAGTCAACAGTCTTTGTCAATTAATTTGTACTCTACTTCTTTCATCAAGTCATCAACTGATACTTGAGTTAGTAGGTCATCTCTTCCTCTTCGGCTGTAGAATTTATACTTAGCATCTGAGGCTCGTTCTACGTCTATATTCTCTACTTTTTTAAACGCAAATTCTTTTAACCTTTCTCTATTAATCATAAGAAAATCTGTGTTTCTTTCAAAGGCAATCTCGTCTGCCTCTCCATGTAACCACCCAAAAGCGCCACGGACATTTACAAACTCAATCCATAGCCACTCGTCATTTACTTTATTATCTGAGCGGTTAGTTTTCTTCTGAGCTTTAACATCAACAGAGAAAAATTTATTTTCTTTACTACTTACTAGATGAAAGTCTATGTGCTTCTTAATGTTCTCCTCTTTCGTTGCATCATAAACGTGCCATCCTAAATCTTCCATTGATTGTTTAAATAAATCTTCTGCTTTTTTGCCTACGGAATACTCTCGGGTGTAAGACATTACGCTACTAGACGATAGCGAGTGTACGCAGCACCGTCTGGGGTCATTGCCTTGACTGCTTCAATAACATATCCCTTCTGACGTAGGCGAGAGATAGCGGCGGTAAGGTTCTCACACCAGCCTCTTTCAATAGCCGTCTTACGGGTTACTCTCATGCCCTTCTTTAAGGCACGAAGGATTTTGTTATCTACTGATTTTGTCATGTTGTTCTCCATTGTGATTGATTTGTGTATGGTACTACAAGCAAGCAGGAATGTCAACCTAATAAGTAACTACTGCTTACGTAGTAAGCTAAGTAGTAGTTACTATTAGTGGGTCTCTGCCCATGTCTTGCCTACTTTATATTGCGCGTCAAGTGGACACACAACAGCTAGGTTACGAGACGTATCTAAGATAGCCTCTTTAGTTATTCTACAGAAATTAAGAGTATCTTTTACACTAACTTCAAACTGATACTCATCGTGAATAGATGCAACAAGTTTAGCGTCTACCCCTCTTGCATTTAT